AATGGGATGAGGACGGTGTAGGTTTGGCGAGTGGGCATGTGTTGAATTCTCCGGGTGGAAAACACCAAAGCCCCTGCGGGAGGGGCTTTGGGGAGACGAAAAAAAACCGCTTTCGCGGTGGGCTTATTTGAGGAACTCAGGCTTAGGCGGCCATATAACGGCGTCAGGATCGGCCCCCTGATTAGGAATATCTCTCAGGCCCTGCCGGTACGCCAAGAAGGCCGATTTATTTTTATCCTGCATTGGATAATCGGACATAGCCGCGTAGTCACTGGCGGACAAATCCTGATCACGAGCACTACGAATGATCTGCCATTTAATAAGTGGATGCAGCTCTGAAGGTACAAAAATGGGCTTCATAAAATATCCTTAACTCAACGCCAACATAGTTCCCCAATCACCTGGGTTGGTTACCACACCTGTGCATGCTCCCGCCAACATCACCTCGACGACACCCGAGGATGAAGTTCGCATAGGATGAAGATGATAATAAGCACCAAATAGTTCTGTTGGAGCAACGACCGTAGAACACCAACGCCACTTACCTTTTCAGCACCGACACTCCAAGCGCCGGTAACACTGCCTTCCAACACCCGAACGAAAGCCCCCATGGTTATATAAGAGTTCAAAGGGATCGCACGCGTCCCATTGGAAAGTGCGGTATCAACAGTATAAGGAAATGCTAGCCACGGACCAACCCCAGAAGTTGCCCATTTCATTTGCCAGACATTCACAACGGTCCGCCAATATTCATTCGCCCTAATATCAAACCCCGGAAACTGCTCGCGAATATCAGCTTGAACTTTCAACATAAAATCCACATCCGCTTGCGGACGCCCGGTAGCTTGAGATTCAGTTGTGATTGAGCGCAGCTTAGTGCAGACAACCTCTCCATGAATCCCCCAGCCATCAATCAAGGTAGCATCAGCATTAGGGTACAAGTTAAAATTTTTCGTAACGGCCAACCGTGGTAGTTTACTCTTGAGATCTAAAAGCTGCGAGTCGTATGCCAAGCGAGCATTGGCGACTGCCTTATCTATCTCGTCAACTTTCCCAGTAACCACACCGGCCAGATTATTAGCCGCACTGACGACGGCAGCAAGCTGTTGTTCCATGCTCAAAATTATAACTCCTTAAGTTTCGTATCTAGACCAAAAAAGTCTCAACACTTAATCAAAATAACCGCCAAGACCAATGACACCTTATACTTTTTGCTCACTTTCAATTACGCGAAACAACAAACCAACACCTCGCGCCATATTATCGATACTCGCTGCCGATAGCGCCGCCAATTCCTCAGCCAGCAACACATTCAGGTTTTCACTCCCCACCACAATCGTCACGCTCTCCGCCGGCAACGGCGAAACATCCAACGTGAACTTCTGCAGCACCCGAGCCGCCGCCGCTTTATACGTCAGCAACTTCCCAGCTACCGAATACACCGCCAACAACGTCCCACTGGCGAGGTAAAAACCGAACTCACCAATCTCATACTCGCCATCGCCATCGAACAGCGCGGCCATCCTGAGTTGGCGCTCGCCCAAGTCCTCGTAATCCACAATCGCCACCCGCTGGCGCTCGTCACGCAAGGCCACTTCCGTGCCGTCTGGGTTGTAGCGGCCGGTGCCGGCGCCGATGTGGGTGATTTCGCCTTTCAAGCCCTGGTTCTTTGCCTGCAGCACTTCATCCAAACCCTTGGAGGTGAAGCGCACCAGGCGCGTAATGTCATCTGTCATGGCTGCGCCCTGAGGTCGTAGTCGTTAATGGTGTAGTGCCGGGCAACGCCGGCACTGTTAAGTCGAGCGCCCAAGGCAAGTTCGGGTAACGCGCCTTGCAGGCTTAACTCGCTGTCGTTAAACGGGGCGTGGACAATCGCGGTCAGGCCAAGGCGTGCTTGTGTCTGGTGAACCACGGTAATCGTCGCCTGGTCGCGCTCGCTCTTCGCGGCGTTGATACGGCGGATCAATCGGTTATGGTCACCGCTGGACCAACTGCGCCCGATGATCGCCTGCACATCGAAGGTGTAAGGCACGCCCTGCGGCCGCTGTTGATACCAGGCGCTGATGTTGGGGCTGAAACCCAGCGACTCCACCGCATAGCTCAAAGCCTTGGGCGTGCCGGCCTGGCGCTGGATCTGCCAGGACAAGCCCACGGTGAGGCGCTTTTCCGTTTCGCTGGCATCCGCGTCCCATTCGCTGACGCCTCGGTCGGCGGCCAGGTAAGGAAGGAATTCGGAGGGTGTTTGCAGCGGGTTCATCAAGGCCGGAAACGGCGGCATAATCCGCTCGAGCAACCTGCCAAACCCCAGGTCCAACGCTTTTCCAGCGGTGAGCTATTGGCGGGCAACAGACTCGGTTTGGGCTCACTCATAGCGTGCGTACCTCCACCTCGACACCCGTGCAATACGGCGCCTGGAACGCCGAGCAGACAATCGGTGCCAGCGGTTCGAGGATTTGCAGCTGCGCCGCTCCGGCGCTGTGGATGGCGTAGTCGATCCAGCTCGGGTCGACGCGCCCTTCCAGGCGGTGACAGGATTCGGCGTAGGTTTGCAGCAAGCGTTGCGCCGCCACTTGGGTCAGGCCCGAGTCCGGGCCGGCGTTGATCTTGGCCACCACGCGAATCTTGTAGCGTTGGATCTGCGCACTTTGGACAGTGACGAGATCAGTTTCCGGCCGTACATCGGGGCGTGCGAAATGTCTGCGCACGCCGTCAAGCAAATCGGCGGAAGCGCTTCCATCGCCGTCCCTGGACAGCACCGTCACCATCACCTCACCGGGGGCGGCGCGTCGGCCGCTGCCATCCTTGACCTGAGCCGCATAACCATCCGGGTCGAAGGTGTAGGTGACCGTGACCACACCCGGTGTCGCGCTTTCTACATTGACCGCAGGTCGTTCGCCGAGGGTGAACACCTCGCGGCGATACTGCATGCGAGAACCCGCCGCCGGCGCGTGGGGCGCCAAGTAATAGCGCAAGCGTGCGTCGTCGTCGCTTTCCAATGTCGGCGGCACCGGCGGGAAGGCCGCCGGGTCGCCGGGGTCCAGCACCTGGCGCTCCAGGCCCATATCGGCCAGGCGTGCGTCGAGGTTACTGCCGGTGGCCCACCACGCCAGCATCTGCTTGATGCGTGCGTTGTACTGGCGTTCGTGGGTTTGCAGACGCACGCAAAACGCTTCCAGGGCCAGACTCAGCAGTTCGCTTTCGTTATCGAGGCTGACCTTGAGTTTGGCGGCACTTTGTGGCGCGCGGGCGGCGACGTAGTCGATGACGAACGCCTTGAATTGCGCCAGCAACGGCTCGAACGCGTCGACGGCAATGATGGCCGGCTCCGCCAGTTGGTTCTGGCCAGGGATCAGCATGCTCATGTCATGACCTCGAAGGATTGTTGGCGGTTTTTCCACGTGCCGGCAAACCGCAGCAACAGACCGGCGCCCTGGCGACTGGCGACGATGACCTGGGGTTGAAAGTCGGCGATGCCGTTCTCGACGTTGTAGAACGCTTTGGCGGCGTGGCTTTGGGCGAGGATCAAGAGGTCGTCGCCGAGGTTCTGCCCGAGCAGTTGGGGGATCAGCGAGCCGTACAACGGGCGCTTCTGGCGAGTGCCCACGGGGGTGGTCAGCGCTCGGGTGGCACGCTGTACGAATTGCAGCCAGTCATCGACCGCTGCCCCGGTATTCCTATCGATTCCGATCATGGCAAATCCTTATGCGGTGCTGATCACGCGGCCTTGGTGATCCACCAGCGGGCCGCTCAAATGCACGCCGCCGGCATCCAGCAGCACACCGACGGCGCCGAGTTGCAAGGTGATGTGCTTGGCGCTCATCTGCAGCGTGGCAGCGCCGACCTTCGCCTCGACCTGTTCGCGGGAACCGCTGAACACGGTGGGCCCGTTGGTCCAGTTGAATGTGTGGCTGGCGTCGTCATAGTCACTTTGCGTTCCGTCCTGGTGGCGGCGCCGGGTCAACGATGCAACGCTGGAGACCGGCGGAAACAGGCTACTGTTGAGGCCGAAAAGCGCTACCGACTGCGCAGCGCCTTCCCCACCGCCATAGTTGAGCAACAAACATTGCTCGCCCACTGACGGGATGCGCGTTTCGGTCTGCGCCCCCGCGCTGGGGTTGAAAAACCAATCGCCGGGGTAAGCAAATCGCCGTGGCTGACGATGCAGGTATTGCTGGCGGCGTCGACCTGCTGGCATATGCCGATCCGACAAAAGCTTTCAGCGCGTCGGTACAGGTCTTCGAGCTGGGCCTCCATTTCCGCCAGGCGCTCGACGATCGGTCCCAGTTGCATGCGTAACAAAGCATCGAACATGGACTACTCCTGCAAAGGTCGGTATTGGTCAGGATCGTCGATATTCGAGACTTCCCACGTGCAGGCAAACAGCGGTTTTCCGGTGGGATCTTCGAGTATCGGCGGGCCGAGGTAGATGTTTTGGGTGAAGGACACTGTCCAACTGTCGTAGTCGGTTTCGGCACTGCCCTGTAGGGTCGGCGCCGCGACGATGGCGCTTGGCAGGTCACACTGGTCCGACGGCAGGCCCCAGCGATTATCGAGGGCCAAATCCATCAATTGACTGGCCAGGTCGCAGGCGTCGTAAGGCGCCGAACCACTGGCAACCCTGGCCATGAGTGACACCGACAATGCATGGGCCTTACGTCCTTCAAGGGATCGAACGCCGGGGCCGTTGCGTTCCACGGTAATCAGCACGCCGGTTTTATCCCCGGTGCCCTGGAAGTCCTGGTGGTTGCCCACACGCAATTGTGGGAAGGCGCCCTTGAGCGCTTCGCCAATTGCGATGGGCAGTTGGGAAGGTTTTCGATTAGATGTCATCAGTCGCGTCCTTGCAGCGGTTACTGCGTGATCCGGGCGGGAGGGCGG